GCCGTTGCCGCTGAACTTCTTGCCGCACTGGCAGTACAGGGTGAGGCGGGGGGTGAGGCCGTAGCGGTCCGTGGTGTGCACGGACCGGACGACGCTGTGGCCCTTGTCCCGCTTCTTGGGACGGGACGTGGCGTCGGACCGGCCGACTCGACCTGCTGCGATGGCCATGATCTCTCTTCTCTCTCGGTGCTCCGGGGTGATGTCTAAATAATAGCGCGCCCGGACCCCCCTAGTGGCACTAACTGCGGCAAACTTGCGGGGGTTCTGGGAGGGAACCTCCGCAACTCTTCCGCGAATATGCGCTCCGGGGGTCCCCTCCGGGGGCATATATTTATCTCGTCAGGCAGTCACCCCCAAGAGAGAAGAGAAGAGAAGATCATGGCCACCAAGACCGCCAACGGCATGTACCTCGCCCCCAGCGAGCTCGCCGCGTACATGCTCAACACCCTGCACGACACGTTCGAGCAGTACCAGCGGGCGCTCAAGACGGCGCAGGGCCGCATCGCTAACGAACTCGAGCGGCTCGACAAGGGCTCTCGTCCCCTCGGTCTCGGTGACCAGGCCTTCGGTGACGTCACCCGTTACCACCAGAAGTTCGAGGCCCTCCTCATGTCCACCCAGGCGGTCCTGGGTACTGAGGACGACGACCTCATCGACCTCGCGTGCAGCACCAACGGTCGCGAGATCATCTGGTTCACCCACTGAATCTCCACAACTTCTCCACGAATATACGCCCCGGGGACCCCCCTCGGGGTGTATATTTATATCAACAAGCACCCCCCAAGAGAGAAGAGAGAAGATCATGGCCCGCGAGATCAAGATCAAGACCATCAAGGCGTCCGACATCAAGGCCGGCGACCGGCTCGTCACCCCTCGGGGGTACATCGAGGATGTCGTCGAGGTCTTCCAGGACGGCCACGAGGTCGTCGTGTGCGTCAAGGCGTTCGACCGTGAGTACACCCTGGACGCCTTCGACGACGCGGAGATCGTCGCCTAAGGAAACACGGGCTGACCCCCGCCCCTAACCGAACACCCTCCACTCCCGATAGGGGGTGGGGGGTGTTACCATATGCGCATGGTGACTAGTGCGCAGACCTCAGCGGGCTTCCAGAAGCGTGCCAAGGCGCAGGACACGGGCGTGTACGTCGACCTGGACGGCTCTGAGTCGCTCGTCGACGCCCTCAACGCGGCCGTCAAGGCCGGCATCGCCGCCGGATACATCGACCCGAAGGTCGACAAGGCGACCATCCAGGCGGCCTCGAAACTCGCCCGGGTGATCGACAGCAGCGACGAGCCCAAGGTTCTCTACCTCCTGCCGCACCTGGCAGGCCTCCTGCGCGACCTCTACTGCACGCCGCTGGCTCGTCTCGGCCCGGCCAAGGCCAAGACGACCGGCCCGAAGAAGACCGGGAAGTTGTCGACCCTGCGCGACGGGGCTGCCAACGAGAAGTCGGCCTGACCAGAATGCTGCTAGGGAAGGAAGAGGCGCGCATCCACACGCCGCCTCTGCGAGAACTGACGCCGGCCACCTCGGCCGGCTTCGCCATGATCGAGTTCGCCTCGACCGTCCTCGGCATCGAACTCTACCCATGGCAGAAGTGGTTCCTCATCCATGCCTTCGAGCTGCTGCCCAACGGCCGGTTCAGGTTCCGGACGATCGTGCTGCTGGTCGCCAGGCAGAATGGCAAGTCGACCGTCGCCCAGGTCATCTCGCTCTACTTCATGTACGTCCTCCAGGTGGCACTCGTCCTCGGGACGGCCCAGAACCTCGACGTGGCCGAGGAGATCTGGAACGATGTCGTCGAGATCGCGACCAACGTCCCAGAGCTCGCCGACGAGGTCGAAGACGTTGTCCGGGCGACCGGCAAGAAGGCTCTGCTGCTCACCTCAGGCTCTCGGTACAAGGTCCAAGCGGCCAACCGGCGCGGCGGCCGTGGTCTGGCAGCCGACCTAGTGCTGCTGGACGAGCTCCGCGAGCACACCAAGTGGGATGCCTGGGGAGCTATCACCAAGACGACGATGGCCCGGGCCAACGCGATCGTGCTCGCGCTGAGCAACGCCGGTGACTACAGCTCTGTGGTTCTGAGCTACCTACGCCTCCAAGCACACCGCGCTCTGGGCGACCCGGACGGCCTGCTCAAGGAGGAGCAGATCCTGCCGGACGCCGACGAGTCCGTGGGCATCTTCGAGTGGTCTTCCGCTCCCTGGCGGGACCTCGCTGATCGCGAGGGCTGGGCCGAAGCTAACCCGAGCGTGGGCTACGGCGGACTGACCGAGCGCGCCATCTCCAGCGCCTTCAAGACCGACCCGCCAGGAGTCTTCGCAACGGAGGTGCTGTGCCGATGGGTCCAGCAGGTCAAGGATGGGCCGTTCCCAGAGGGATCATGGGACGCCGGCGTCGACGAGAAGAGCAAGCGCGCAGCCGGCTCGCCAGTCGCTTGGTGCGTCGAGGTCAGCTGGGACCGCAGGTTCAGCCACATCGTGGTGGCCGGCATGCGCGAGGACGGCGTGCCACATGTCGAGGTCGCGGCTACTCGAGCCGGGACTGAGTGGGTGACCCCCTGGCTAACGGAGCGGATCAATAGCGGGCGGTATGATACCCTAGGAGTTGTTGTCCAGGCGCGTGGCGCCCCAGCCTCGACCCTCATCCCGCAACTCAAGGATGCCGGCTTGCCGGTGGTCGAGTGGGGAGGCCCCGCGCTGAGCACAGCGACCGGAGACTTCTACGACCGAGTAGCCCGTGTGGTTACGAAGGAAGGCGATGAAGCTACCCCGGGTGTCTACCACCTCCCGCAGCCGTTGCTCGACCAGGCGGCAGCGACAGCAGTAACCAAGCCTTCTGGAGACTCATGGCTCATCGACCGGGCGCACTCGCCGACCGATGCCTCGCCTCTTGTCGGCGCGGTGGGTGCTGTGTGGCTGCTGTGCCGCCCACTCGAAGAGTCCGCAGTGTCCGCCTACGAGACAGCCGAGCTCGTCTTCCTAGATTGATCGGAGCTAGACGTGGCCCTGCTTGACGGCATCATGCGGCTCATCGGTCGTTCCTCAGCGCTGCCGCAGACTATCTACTTCGGCGAGCCGTTGTCTGTGCGGGTGGCCAACATGGACGTGGCCGAGCTCTACCGCACCCAACCTCACCTGCGAACGGTCGTCGGCTTCCTGGCTAGGAACGTCTCCCAGCTCTCGCTTCAGCAGTTCGAGCGCAAGGGTGACAACGATCGGGAGCGTGTCCGCGGCGACCGGCTGAGCAACCTGCTGGCGATGCCCAACCCGGGCATGACCGGGGTTGACCTGATCTACCGGCTCGTCAGCGACATGAAGCTCTACGACTACGCGCTGTGGTGGATCACGCCGGACCTGGACCGGATCATCCCCATCCCGCCGACCTGGGTCGCCGCCTTCCGCGGCGGCACGCCTTGGTGGCCGGACGTGGTCGAGGTCCACTTCCCCAACAGCAACCGTCGGATGCTGCTAGGCGATCGCAAGGTAGCCGACTCGCTCATCGAGCCGCACGGGCCGACCGAGTGGGGCGGCCACTTCCTGCACTTCCCCGGCTATGACCCCGAGGACCCCGCCCGCGGCATCTCGCCGGTGCAGGCGCTCAAGGACATCCTCGCAGAGCAGATCGACGCGTGGACCTACCGCCGGCAGCTCTGGCAGCGTGGCGGCAGGCTGAACGCCTACCTGACCCGGCCGGCGACAGCCCCTGCCTGGAGCCCTGAGGCGCGGGCCAAGTTCGCCCGGTCCTGGAAGGACAAGTGGACCGGCAACGACGGTACCGACAGCGGCGGAACACCCCTTCTCGAGGACGGCATGGAGCTCAAGCGGATCGGCTTCTCCGCTCGTGAGGAAGAGTGGGCAGCCGTCTCGACGCTCTCGATGGCCACGGTCGCTTCGGTCTATCACGTCAGCCCGACCATGGTCGGCATCCTCGACAACGCGAACTACAGCAACGTCCGTGAGTTCAAGAAGATGCTCTACACGGACACCCTCGGGCCGGACCTGGCTGCCATCGAGGCACGTGTCAACGCGTTTCTGGTGCCGCTCTTCGGTAAGCCCAACCGGTATCTTGAGTTCAACATCAACGAGAAGCTCCAGGGCAGCTTCGAGGAGCAGGCAGCTGTCATGTCCACAGCTGTCGGCCGGCCTTGGATGACGGCTGATGAGGCCCGCGGCCGGTTCAACATGCCGGCGATCGGGGGCGACGCCGAGCAGCTGGTGACCCCGCTCAACGTGCTCGTCGGCGGGCAGGCGAGCCCTCGGGACTCCGGTTCACAGAACCGAGCCGGTGGACCCAGACGAGCCCAGAAGGCACCCCAGCTCATCAGGGCATCGGCCGATGAGCCTCTGCAGGTCAAGTCCGGCGAAGGCCGAGAGGAGGATGTCCGGCTTATCGAGACCCAGCTGCGCAAGTTCTTCGAGCGCCAGAAGGCCTCTGTCCTGAGCAGGCTCGGCGCCAAGGCCCCCAACTGGTGGGACGAGGATCGCTGGAACGAGGAGCTGGCAGACACTCTTTACCAGCTCGCTATGGAGGTGAGCACCCAGATCGGGATGGCCACCGCCGAGGAGCTCGGGTTCAGCGGTGACGTCTACTCGCCGGAGCAGACGGAGGACTTCCTCAGGGCTGTGGCCAAGAGCCGAGCGGGTGCCATCAACTCAACCACTCTCTCCCAGATCCAGGCCGCGCTCGACGGCGACCTCGAGGAAGACGCCGAGGGCTCTACCCCTGCTGGTGTCTTCGACCTGGCTGCTGAGTCTCGCTCCCACGCAGGTGCCGTCACGCTGGCGACTACGCTGGCCGGCTTCGCCGTGATGGAGGCCGCCAAGCAGATCGCTCGGCCGAACACCACCAAGACCTGGAACGTCCAGAGCAGCAACCCGAGGGCGTCCCACGCGATGATGGACGGCGAAACCGTGCCTGTCGATGAGACGTTCTCCAACGGAGCCATGTGGCCCGGGGATGCGGTCCTCGGCGCCGAAGGAGTGGCTGGGTGCATGTGTGGAGTTACGGTGACGATCCCATGAAGCGATGCTCCCGCTGCCGGCTCGAGCAGCCCCTTGAACACTTCCACAAGGACAGCACACGGCGAGACAAGCACTCTGTGTACTGCAAGGCCTGCACCAAGGCCAAGTCTCAGCTGAGATATCGAGAAGGACTTGACCATCAGACTTCTGAGCAGAGGCGTCACTACTGGTACGTGTTCAAGTACGGCATCACGCTCGAGGAGTATCAAGTCCTGGAGCGGCAGCAAGACGGCCTCTGCGCCATCTGTGGACAGCTCAACTATGACGGTCGGCCGCTTGTTGTTGACCACGACCACAGCACGGGGGCTGTCCGGGGGCTACTATGTCACCCATGCAACCGAGGTCTCGGGCAGTTCAAGGATGACTACAGTCTTGTGGCCAAAGCTGCAGCCTACCTGGCCGTAACCGCTCCAGTTACCATTCCCTGAGGAGGGGCCATGACCATCCGCATCAAGAACGTCTCGGCCAACATCAAGACCGGGCCGGATGACGGTCTCGCCGAGGGCGAGTTCATCGTCTACCCGTCGACGTTCACACGTACCCCCGACAGCTACGGCGATGTCGTCGCCAAGGGCGCCTTCCTGGACACCATCGCCGCCTGGAAGGCCTCCGGCAACGTCCTGCCCGGCCTGTACGGCCACCGCATGGACGACCCCGACTACTTCGTGGCCGGCGCGATCGACATGGGCGAGGACGACCACGGCTGGTGGGTCAAGGGCGCGTTCGACCTGGACTCCCCCAAGGGGCCGCAGGTGTACCGGCTCGCCAAGGGGCGCCGCCTGAACCAGCTCTCGTTCGCCTACGACACCCTGGACGAGGCGTCGATCGAGCTCGAGGACGGCACGAAGGCCAACGAGCTGCGCAAGCTCAACGTCTTCGAGTTCTCCTTCGTGCCCATCGGGGCCAACCAGGACACCTCGATTGTGGCCATCAAGGCAATCGCAGAGTCGCTTGCGGGCGGAGGCGTGCTGCTTGACGGCATGAAGGCCGGACGCACCCTCTCTGCAAAGAACGAGTCTGCGCTCCGTATGGCGTACGATGCCATCGGAGATGTCTTGCGGACTCTTGATGGTCCCGAAGACGATCCCCAGAAGGCCAACGGTCACACCGACGCCAAGGACGCGAAGTCCGAGGAGCCGAGGGTCAACCCGCTCGCCATGGATGCCATCACTACCTTCTATGGTGAGCAGCTGCTCGCCGGAACCCTCTGAAAGGAACTGCCGTGAACCTCAAGGCACAGCTTCAGGCCGCGGTCAACCGTGGTCAGGACATCATCGCCGGCGCGAAGGCCGCCGCGCGTGAGCTGACCGACGACGAGATCGCGTCGCTGACGGAGATCAACAACGAGGTCAAGGGCCTCCGCGAGGCCATCGAGAAGGCTGAGCAGACCGACGCGCTCATCAAGAGCTTCGCCGGCGACGCTCCGGTCGTGGACCCCGCGGGCGACCCGCAGACCAAGACCGCTGCCACCCTCGGCGAACACTTCAAGATGACGGTCGGCAACCGCATCGCGGAGCTCAAGCAGGCCGGCACCACGCTGGTCACGCCGGAGTTCAAGGCGGCCTCCGACTACCACTCGACGACCGGGATCGACAGCTCGCTCGTCACCACGGTCGACCGCACGATCGTCAAGCCGTACCGCCGCCCGGTGGTCTCCGATGTCTTCGGCTCGGGCACGCTGTCCGGCCAGGCCATCACCTACTTCGTGGAGGGCGCCCGTGAGGGTAACTTCACGACCGTCGGCGAGGGCACGACCAAGCCCCAGCTCCACTACGTCAACCCGACGCCGGTCACCGACCGCCTGAAGGAGATCGCGGGCTGGATCGGTCTCACCGACGACATGGTCGACGACCTCGACTTCCTCGTCTCCGAGATCAACGGCCGGCTGCTGTACGACCTCTCCCTCGTGGAGGAGTCGCAGCTGCTGAACGGCGACGGCACCGGCAACAACCTGCTCGGTGTCCTCAACCGGTCGGGTCTCCAGACGGAGACCTCGGCGGCTGTGGATGACAACGCCGACTCGCTGTTCCGGGCCATCACCAAGATCCAGAACGTGACCGGCCTGCAGCCTGACGGCCTGCTCATCAACCCGGCCGACTACCAGGCGCTGCGCCTGGCCAAGGACGGGAACGGCCAGTACTTCGGCGGTGGCTTCTTCCAGGGCCAGTACGGCAACGACGGCATCGACTGGCAGCCGCCGGTCTGGGGCCTTCGCACCGTCGTGACCCCGGCGGTCGCAGCTGGGGCCCCGCTGGTGGGTGCGTTCAAGCAGGCCACCACGGTGTACCGGAAGGGCGGCGTCAAGGTGGAGTCGACCAACTCGCACGGCGAGGACTTCATCAACGACCGGATCGTCATCCGGGCCAAGGAGCGTCTGGCCCTTGCGGTCCGCGTCCCCTCGGCGATCGTCAAGGTCACGCTGGCTGACGACAGCGGGTCTGGCGGCGACAGCGAGTGACTGCAGAGAGGCTCCCAGGACGCCCAGATCGCGTTCTGGGAGCCTCTCGGCATCATCTAGCTCATCTACCAAGGGAGGGAGCCATCGTGGCTCTGAAGGAGTACAACGTCGGCGGCTACACGTTCCAGCTGAGCGAGGCGGATGTCAAGGACCTTGAGAAGCGCGGCAACAAGGTCACGCCTGTCGAGGCCAAGGCGCGCGGCGCCAGGAACAAGGCGCGCACCGTGACGGCTGACAAGGCCGACAAGAAGTCCTGATCCATCAACCCCCCAGAAGGAGGGGCCACTCCAGTGGCTGAGACCCCACCCCTGCTCGACGCGGAGACGTTCGCTGCCAGGTCCAACGGCCGGGTGGCAGCGAGCGATCCCCGAGTGGCCCCTCTTCTGGCGGGCGCCAGCGCCGCGATCCGCCGGTACTGCGGCTGGCACATCGCCCCAGAGCTTGTCGAGACCGACGTGATCCTGGACTCCGACGGAGGAGACCTGCTGGTCCTGCCGACCTTCAAGCTCCGCGAGGTCATCAGCCTCGAGCTCAAGCGCAAGAGCTACACGCCTCCCGAGTCGCCCTGGGAGTCGTTCAGCGAGGAAGACGACTACGACTGGTCGGCGAACGGCGAGATCTACATGCGCAGCCGGAAGCTGCCCAACAGGTTCCGCTCGGTGCGCATCAGCATGCGTCACGGCTATGACCTCGACGCGATCGCCGACCTGCAGCAGGTCATCCAGCAGGTCGTCACAAACGCCCTTGCGAGCCCCTCAGGGGCCACTTCCGAGTCTGCTGGTGCGATGTCTGTGACCTGGTCCCAGACCGCCCCTGGCGTCTCCGGTGGAATGAGCCTGCTGGAACGGGACCTGGCTGTCGTCAACCTCTACCGCCTGCCGGGGAGAGCGTGATGCTACCGCTGTCCTTCGCCACGGTCGAAATCACCGTGCTCCGTCCGGGGGTCGTCAACGACCACGGCAAGCTGGTGCCGGACTATACCAACCTCACCTCGCACAGCGAGCCCGGGTGCATCGTCCAGCCTGGAGGGTCTGGCGAGGACATCGCCGAGGACCTGACTACCGCTGACCGGATCATCTATGCACCCCCCGGCGCTGATGTGCGCCGTCTGGACCTTGTGGAGCTCCCCAGCCAGAGCGGGCGCTGGAGGGTCCGTTCTGAGCCAGCCCCATGGCGGCCTCCGCTCGGTTACCTGGATCACCTCGCCCTCGTTGCCGTGCGTCACACTGAAGGAGCTCTGTGATGGCCCAGAAGACCCGCGTCGAGCTCAACAGTGCCGGTATCGACCAGCTGCTCAAGTCCCCTGAGGTTATGGCTGAGCTGCAGCGCCGAGCCGGTCGTGTTGCGGCAGCTGCAGGCGAAGGCTTCGAGGCCGAGACTTATATCGGGCGCGACCGAGCCCGGGCAGTGGTCCGGTCCACTACCGCCAAGGCCGC